AATATATACAGAAACCTCCATCACTCAATAAACGGACTTGCTAAGAAGGTTTATACTCAAATGATGAGCGAACAGTTAGAAGGTTTACAGATAAAAACACCAGTAGAAATAACTTATCAGGTGTTTAAACCAACAAAGAGAATATTAGATAAGATGAATGTAGTTAGTATCGTAAGTAAGTACTTATTAGATGCTATTACAGAATATGGATGTTGGGAAGATGATAATGATAATTTTGTAAAAACAGAGACTGTGCTACCTACAGAGATAGATAGGAAAAATCCAAGAGTAGAAATTTTTATAAAAGAGATTTAATGTTAGACAAGTTAGCAGTCCATCACGAGTTGTGGATTAAGATGTTGGTTAAATTAGGATGTAAAGTTGATTTAGCAAAAGATATTGTACAGGAAATGTATCTTAGACTACATAGGTTAGTAAAAGACCCTGAGAAGATAATGTATGGAGGTGAAATAAATAGATACTTTGTATGGACAACTCTTAGGAATATGTACTTTTCTCATCTAAAAAGCAGTAATAAGAATGTGTTCTATCAAATATTAGAGAATGATGACTCTCAAGATATTGAGTATAATGTAGATGAAGATGAAGCTTTTGAAAAGATTATGTCTAATATAGATAGAGTAACAAGTAAGTGGACTGTATATGATAAAAGACTTTTTGATTTATACTTTATAAAAGGATTGTCTTTAAGAGACATTTCTAAGGGTTCTAAGATAGGTTTAAACTCTATACATAATTCAGTACTACATTTAAAAGAAATACTCAGAAAAGAGCTTTCAGAGGATTTAACAGACTATTTTAACCAAGATTTTAGTAAGATATGAAAAGAGACGATTATTACGAGGAATTAGAGAAAGATGGTTATTATGAAACCATAGATAAAAGAAGTAAAGACTATAGAGAGTACAAGAAGTGGAAATCACAAAAAGGTTACAATTCTTTAAAGGAAAACATAGAGAAACAGCCTAAAGGAGTAGGAGATACTGTAGAAAAGATAACAAAGGCTACAGGAATCAAGAAAGTAGTCAAATTTATTGCTGGAGATGATTGTGGTTGTGATGAAAGAAAGGAATCTCTAAATAAGATTTGGGCATATAAGAAAGTTAACTGTGTTACTGAAGAAGATTATGATTATTTGGTTAAATTCTTCAATAGAAAACCTCGTTCCACGACAAAACCACAAAGAATTCGGTTAATTACTATTTATAATTATGTTTTTAACACAAACCAAAATGTAGATACAAATTGCACGTCTTGTGTGATTAAAATTGTTAATAACTTGAAGAAATACTTGTCGGTTTATAAATAATTCTATAATTTTACGATAGAATAACATAAAAATATATAAAAATGAAGGTAATTTTTGATGCAGACAGCCTAATATACGCATCTTGCTTTAAAAGTAAAGAAAATCGTGTTTCTAATGATGATTTGTTTGAAACTGATGTAGAAAAGGCGTTTGACAAGTTTTCAGGCAATTTAAGTAAGCTAATATCCTTTCTTGAGGAACAAGTGCCTGTAGATGACTTAATAGTCTGTAATGGCTCTAAAAATAACTTCAGAAAAGACATTGATTCCAATTATAAGTTAAATAGAACACAAAAAAGACCAGATATTTTATCAGAACTACACGAATTGGTTAAATTATCATATAACTCCGTATGGGGTGATGGTGTAGAGACTGATGATGTAGTAGCAACGCTATGGTCAGAGGAAGTTAGTAAGAATGGTGTGGATTCTGTTATAATTATGTCTTTAGATAAGGACTATAAGCAATTTCCTTGTTGGTTTTATGATTATAATTACAAAAGAAGAGAGTTATATAAGATTTCTGAAGAGGAAGCTATAAGAAACTTCTATTCTCAGATGATTATAGGCGATTCTTCGGACAATATAAAGGTCTGTAAGGGGTATGGTAAGGTTTATGCCTCAAACTTGCTTAAAGAGGCTAAAACAGAGTATTCTGCTATGAATAGAACTTATAGATTGTATAAAGATATTTATGGAGATGATGCTAAACCTATATTTAACCAAACAAAATCATTATTGAAGCTAAAGACAGATTGTTATGACAAAATTAACAGATAAAGAAAAAGATACTATTGAAATGTACTTTAAACATTCTTTATTTCATATAGAAGAGGGTATTCCTAAGATTGTATTGGAAGATGTATTAAAACAATACGAATTAGAGGAGGACTACCTGGCTTGTGCTGGTGTTAAGAAAGCATTGGATTCTTATGATGAGTACTATATAGATATGATAATGAAAAATCTAAAAGAAATGAGAGATGAGGATGATGAATATGAAGATGATGAATATATTTAAAAATAATTAACATTTTTTGTTGGTAATTAAAATATTTATTGTACATTTGTGATATACTAATAATTAAAATATAAAAATATGAAACTAGTAGAGAGATTAAAAGAACCTTACAAGAAAAAATTAGAATTAGCTAACCAATCTTACCCGTCTATTNCAGGAGCNATATTTACAGAGTTAGAAGAAAAAAGTTTTTATACAGAACTTACTTATGGTGCTTGNATTTATATACAAAAATTTACTGATGCTAACCACCCTGCTGATATTTTTAANCAATAGTTATGGAGAGCAATTGTTGTGGAGCATTACCTNTGTGGGAAACAGATNTATGTTCAGACTGNGGAGAACACGCNGAATTTAANGAGATAGATTGATATGAAAGGTGTAAATTGGAATTCAACTAAAAACGAGTATAGTAGGATAGTAAATGAAGATACTCAACTTAAGGCGAACAAAGCAAACTTGTTAAGATTAAAGTATAATGTATCCGTTAGAGATATAGCTTACATACTTGATTTAAGTCAGTCAAGAATTAGAGAATATTTAAGAGAATTATAATTAAGATGAGAAGTACACAATTACATTACGANAACGGAAAAGGCTATGATATTATAGACGTGTGTAAGGATTACGCTCTTAATTTCAACAGAGGTAATATTGTCAAATATGTAGCAAGAGCAGGTAAGAAAGATAATGAACTGAAAGACTTACGCAAAGCATTAGACTACTTACAAAGAGAATTAGATTATTTAGAANAGAAACAANANGAATATATTAANAACAAAATAGACAGATAATGGAAGCATTTGACAATGAATTACACGATTACTTAGAAAGTTTAGAAGATANACACGAATGTTCTGAATGTGGAACACAAGTAGAAGAAAACCAAGAATACTGCAGTAGAGACTGTTTTAAAGCATCAATGTTATAAAAGATAAGATATGGATATATTAGATGAAATTTACGAATACGTTAATAACGAGTTCGAATTAGATATAAAGGATGGAACAAGAAAAAGGGATTACGTAGAAGCNAGAGCTTTGTTCTACTTCTTAGCAAGAAAGAAAACCAATTACAGTTATGAATGTATATCTGGTTTCTTNAATAAGAACCACGCNACAGCTATACACGCAGTAAAGAACATTGTAGGACACTTAGACNAAGAAACAATAGCAGAAGCATTAAATCATTTTGGTTTGTTTAAAGATATACCAAGAGATACTATAGGTTTCTTAAAGAGACAGACAATAGAATTGCAGAACGAATTAAAGATAAGAGAAGCTACAATTAAACTTGTTCCAAGGTTAGAAGATATTAGTGCAAAACTAAAGTATTTAACAGAAGAGCAAAGACAAAAAGTATTTGANAGGAATAACCTTCAGTTTGAATCTATAGGAAAGTATTTAGATGAGGTTGATATGTCAATAGGTTTAACAATAGAAGGNAAATAAGATGAGTAAGAATAAACAGTTAGAATATTTAAAAGCATTNTTGTTAGGTCANTTAACAATAGAAGCAATAGAGGATTTACAGAACACCAATGTATATANACATAACTTAAAGAAACAAGGTAACAGGTTTGTATCTATGTTAGATGATTTTGTAAAGAGAGATTACGATATAGTATTTAAGAATAATGAAGTACTAACCAATAATGTAATGAATAGGATTAATGCTATTACAGATAAGTTATGTAAGGCATCAGTAGATGATTTAGTGTTAATGGATAGCTTGATAGATAAGTATAATGATAATAAGGAATGGTTCTTTGAAAACTTGCCAACTGAATTTGAGGATTTAAAGTAGTCAAACAAAATAGTAAAAACTTAGTTATCATAGTATGAGCAAGTCAAGAGAAATAAAGAGTACAGATGGCAGGAAAAACAATAGTAGAAAGAAAACTATTCCTAAGCTATCTCTACCTGAAAAAGAACGTTCTAATAAACCAAGACTAAACACAGCTAAAAAGAACAGAAAGAAACTTTATGCCAAAAAAGCTATAAAGAATGTTTTTGGAAGTGAGGTTAATGCTTTTGAAAGTTTAGCTAAGAAGGCTGAGGAAGGTAGCTACAATCATATGAAACTCTTATTGGATTTTGCTTATGGAGAAGAGAAAGAAACTAACCAAAACAAAGTACAAGCACCTACTATAAACTTCTTTGGAGATAGTATTGAAGGTAAGAAGGTGAAAGACAGGATTATAGATGTAACACCTAATAAAGAGGATGAATAACATTAATATACACGAGAAATATATACCTATTTTCAAAGACGAGAGTAGGTATTTCGTGGTTACAGGAGGTCGTGGTAGTGGTAAATCTTTCGGTGTAAACGTGTTTTTACTTAATCTAACCTATGAACAAGGACATAAGATACTGTTCTCTCGTTATACAATGATGTCTGCACACACATCTATTATTCCGGAATTTATTGAGAAGATAGAATTAATGGGTGTACAGGAAGATTTTAGGATTACTAAAGATGAGATAATGAATCTAAAGACAGGTAGTTCTATTATCTTTAAAGGGATACGTACTTCTTCTGGTAATCAAACGGCAGCACTTAAATCTCTTAATGGTATTACTACCTTTGTAGTAGATGAAGCAGAAGAACTTGTAGATGAAGGTACATTTGATAAGATAGACTTCTCTATACGTTCCCAGGTTAAACAAAACAGGGTAATACTAATACTTAACCCTACAACAAAGGAACATTGGATATATCAGAGGTTTTTCCAAAATGAAAATGTACTTCCTGCAACAAATGGCAATAAGAATAATGTAACCTATGTACACACCACTTACAAGGATAATAAAAAGAACTTGTCTCAGTCTTTCTTAGAAAGGATATTTGAGATGAAGCGAAAAAGACCTGATAAATATAACCATCAAATATTAGGAGGTTGGTTAGAAAAAGCAGAAGGTACTATTATCAGAAATTGGAGAGTTGGAGACTTCATACCTACAGAGCTAACTTGTTATGGTCAGGATTTCGGGTTTTCAGCCGATTTAACGACACTTGTGAAGGTTTCGGTAGATAAGCACTCCAGAAAGGTTTGGGTTAAGGAAATCTACGGAAAACCAGGTTTAAGCACATCTGAGGTAGCTGTAATGAACAAAAGAGAGTGTGGTATGGATTTAATCATTTGTGATAACAGTGAGCCAAGGTTAGTATCAGAACTGAAAACATTAGGTTTAAATATAAAACCAACAATAAAAAAGAAAGGTAGTATTCTTTCTGGTATTGCACTTATGCAAGATTACGAGATAATAGTAGATAGAGGTTCTCACGGCATTATAAGAGAGCTAAACAACTATGTATGGAAAGATAAGGGTGAAGCTCCTATAGATAAGTTTAATCACTATATTGATGGGATTAGATACTCTATGATGTACTTAGTGCAAGGTGTAAACTCAGGAGTTTATGTTATAAAATAAGCTGTGTTATTTGTTTATTCTACTAAATATTTATATATTTACTTAAATTAATTACCTATGACAACACCTGTAAATAAAATAATACAAACTTTAGAATCTATTTTACATCAATGCAAAGATAAAAAAGACTTAGCGATTCATAATCAAATAAAAGACAGTTCAATATACTATGAAGGAATGGTAGATGTATTGAGTTATGCTTTAAGTTCTTTTAAGGACTTTTCTGTTCAAGATGAGAAGGAATGGAAAACTGAAATATATGAATCTGGATTTATAGATGGTATTACAAAAAACAATTAGATGAAAGTATATTTAGTGTATAAAGAGCTTGGGATAGATGGAATTGATTCAAGTAGTATTAAGGTGTTTGAACACGAAAGA